CTTACCATCTTTATATGAACTATTTTTCTATTGGAACTACACGATTAACAATTCAGTGCAACCAAAATTAACAAAATATTTAACATCATCTTTATTCAGCACAAAATATATCAACGAGAAGACCAGCACAACTAAGATAAATAGTAAAGGATTCGTCTATGGTGGAATTATAAGCGACTACATCTATGATTCATACAAAACAATTCTTATAGAAAAAACCAAGCAAGCAAATGCTATGTTTTTTAGAAAAATTGTCATAGAAAATTAATGGAGATAAAATGTCCTGTGCTTGTGGCAAAAATATTAAATGTTCTTGTGGAAGGAAATGTATTATGGAAAATGAAAATATTGAATTTAGAAAAGACGAAGTAATTAAAGAAGAAAGTGGCATTAAGAAAAAACTGAGCATGATGCAAAGTTTTGCTTCTGCTATTACTTCCCGTGGATTAAAAAACGAAAAAGTAACTAAACCCATTAAACAATTAAGAGTTCTTTCTTGTTTTGGTGATAAAGCACAAGGTGGAGTTCTTCCTCCATGTGAGCACCTTAAAAATAGCAGAACACAAGGAAAGCACTTCTGTGGTGGATGTGGGTGTGGAGATCGTCAAGGAACTTGGTTGATGTCAGAAGGCGATAATTATTCAAAACTTGACTACCCAAGATTGGCATGTCCACTGCAAATGCCTGGATTTTCAAACTACGAAGAGTCAAAACCAGACGAAGCAATATCACCGATAACAAGAAGATACTACATCGAAAACTACCCATATGAAAAATTAGAAACCATTAAAGTAAATACCTTTGAACCTCCCCCACTTCCTACGCCCAAAGCAGAAGATAAATTAAAATCATAACATAATGAAATCTCCTTATAAATAAAATAAGGAGATTTTCATATGTCAAATACACAACCTAATTCAAGACAAACTCTCATAGAGTATGCTCTTCGGTCTTTGGGTCATCCAGTCATTCAGATAAATGTAGACTGGCAACAGTGCGAAGATCGTCTTGATGAAGCGTTGCAATTCTTCTCAGAATATCACTTTGATGGTGTTCAAAAGTGCTATTTTAAATATCAACTAACAGAACAAGATTTAACTAACAAGTATATTTCAACTACAAATATTGAATCTTCTATTGGAGCAGTCGATAGACCAAATGGTAATGATATAGTATCAGTTATTCGTCTTTTTAGATTTGGGTATTTAACTGGTAATGATATGTTCAATATCAAATACCAGTTGGCACTTACTGACTACTTTGGCATAAATCGTGGTTTAAAAGGAAACAGTTCTGTTCCTCTTGCTGGATATGATGCAACAATGCAGTATATTAGTTTGATTGAACAATTTTTTGATCCAGAAAAAGCAATTCGTTTTAGTAAAGTATCTGACAAAATCTATATTGACAGTGACATGAAGGAAGCAGTTGCTGGACAATATGTAATAGTCGAAGCATATGCAACTTTAGATCCCGATGAATATCCAAAGATATACAATGACCGTTTACTTAAAAAATATGTAACTGCTCAAATCAAAAAGCAATGGGGATCGAACATGTCAAAATATGATGGTGTCCAATTGCCTGGTGGTATTACATTCAAAGGTGCTCAAATTTATCAAGAAGCAATTCAAGAGATTGCAATCATAGAAAATGAATTGCGTGACACCCACGAATTACCAGTTAATTTTATGATGGGATAATACATGGCAGTAAATCCATTCTTCAAAAACTACATAGGCGAACAAAGATTACTCAATGATCTTACCATAGAGACAATTAGATCTATGGGTCAAGATTTTATATATCTACCTAGAGAATATCTAAACATAGATGAAATTTTTGGAGAAGATCCAAAAACAAGATTTAAGAATGGTTATATTCTTGAAATGTATCCAGTCGAAACTTTAAAGTTCGGTGGAAGCAAAGATGTAATGACCAAATTTGGAATTGCAATTACAAGTAGAGTTACATTAGAATTTGCAAAGACTAGATTTTTTGAAGAAATAACAGCAAAGCAACCAGAAATAACAAGACCAAGAGAAGGTGATTTAATCTATATGCAGATTCCTGGTCTGTTATTTGAAATAAATTATGTAAACGACGAAGAACCTTTCTATCAGTTTGGCATACTTACAACTTTCCAAATAACATGCGAACTCTTCACATACTCTTATGAAGAAATTGATACAGGATTTACTGACATTGACGAAGTATTTGAGAAGAGAACAGACTATGCAACTGTAGTTGGATTGACGGGTAATAGCATGACTGGCATTACATTATTCCAAGGCGGAGAGATTATTCGACAAGGTGATGCTACTGCAACTGTGGTAGAAACAACAACAAACAACAAAGGCAAGGCGACAAATGTATATCTTACAAATATCAGTGGTTCCTTTGTTGCTGGGGCAACGCTCATGGGAGTAGATTCTGGTGCTGTATACACTGCTGCAAGTATTCAAGATACTATTGTCAATATACCACAAGATCCATTCTCTCAGAAACCAATGCATAATAATGATGCTATTCAGAAACAATCCTATACTATTCAGTTTTCATCAGATAATCCATTTTCCGAGAATTGCTAATGATATCACTCAACAACACATATTACAACGAGTCTATAAGAAAAATGGTAACTGCATTTGGTTCGTTGTTTAATTCAATTTATATAATTCGTTATAATGAACTTAAAGAAGTAACTGAAAAGATAAGAGTTCCACTGACATATGGACCAAAAGAAAAATTCATCTATAAACTAAGAAACGAAAGTGCAATTACAGATGAAACTAAAGTTCAAATAACACTACCAATTATAGGTTTTGATATGACAAGTATATTGTATGATACAAATAGAAAGATCAATCGTCTTACACGAAGAATAGTAGGAGATAGGTCTTCATATTCAGAAGTACCATACAATATAAACTTTGGAGTTTATGTATTTACTCGTAATATAGACGATAATCTTCAAATAGTTGAACAGATACTTCCATATTTTGCTCCAGAGTTCATGGTATCCATATCAATTGATGAGATATATCCCTCTGTAGATATTCCAATTGTATTGAATAGTGTGGCAATGAACGAAGAATATGAAGGAACATTTGAAACAAGAAGATCTGTGACCAGCATGTTTGATTTCACAATGAAAGGATTTGTTTATAACAAATTCTGCGATCCTACTACTGGCATTATCAAAAATGCTGATATTGCAATTGGGATCACTGGAGAACCAGAAAGAACACATATTGATTACATCACGGATGTTGGTTCACCAATATATTTTAATATAGAAGAGGTATAATATGAACGAAGATAAATTATCAGAATTTCTTGATATAGAAATTGAACCTAAACAAGAAATTATTGAAAAAACCGTAGTGGTTCCTCAAGAAATAAAATCAATTAAAAGACAAAAAAGAGATTTAGTAAATCAAGATTTTAGTGAAGCAAGAAAAAATATGAAAGAATTGATTTCCACTGGGTTTGATGCAATCGATGGAATGATGAAAGTGGCAGAAGCAAGTGATTCACCCAGAGCATATGAAGTTGTTTCTATATTGTTAAAAACAATGACGGAGATGAATTCTGGATTAGTTGAACTGCATGAGAAAGCAAACAAGGCAGAACCAATCGCAAACAAACAAATTAAAAATACAACAAACAATTCTATTTTTGTTGGTTCAACCAAAGATTTGCAAAATTTGATTAATCAATCCAGGAGTCAATTGAAAACATTAAATAATGAAGAGTTGAATCATGACGAAACATAAAGATGGTTATTTAGGTAATCCTAATTTAAAACCTGTTGGTGTTCAGCAGCAATTTAGTCCAGAACAAGTACAGGAATACATAAAGTGCTCAAATGATCCAATATATTTCATCCAAAATTATGTCAAGATTGTTTCAGTTGATGAGGGTCTTGTTTCTTTTAATATGTACGATTATCAACAAGATCTTATCAAAACTCTTCATGGTAATCGATTTGTTATCGGTAAGTTACCAAGACAGACAGGCAAGACTACTACTGTGGGTAGTTATTTGCTTCATTATTTACTTTTTAATCAAAATGTAAACATTGCTATTCTTGCTAATAAACAAGCAACTGCAATAGAAATTTTAAGTAGAATTAAAATGGCATTTGAGTATTTGCCAAAGTGGTTGCAACAAGGTGTTGTCGAATGGAATAAAGGTTCAATTGTTTTAGAGAATGGTTCTAGAATATTAGCAGCAGCAACATCATCGTCTGCAATTCGTGGTGGATCGTTTAATGTAATTCTTCTTGACGAGTTTGCTCACATTCCAATTCAAATTGCTGAAGAATTTTTCTCGTCGGTATACCCAACAATCACTTCTGGTCAGTCCACTAAAATGTTTATTATCTCAACTCCCAACGGGTTGAATATGTTTTACTATTATTGGAAGGGTGCTATCAACAAACAAAATGGTTATGTTCCTGTAGAAGTTCACTGGAGTCAAGTACCAAAATATCCAGGCGGTCCACTCCGAGATGAGAAGTGGAAGGAAGAAATGATAAGCAAAACCTCTGAAAAACAATTTCAGAGCGAGTTTGAATGTGATTTCGTTGGATCGTCTAATACACTAATATCATCTCAAAAGTTACATACTATGGTGTTTAACAAACCATTGATGAGGACCAAGGAAGGTCTGACTATTCACGAAGAACCGATTCGTGAAGACGAAGAAAAGAAAACCACAGATCACATTTATTTCATTACAGTAGATACAGCAAGAGGTCAGGGAAAAGATTACAGTGCATTTGTTGTTGTAGATGTTACACAGTTTCCGTATAAAGTTGTTGCCCAGTATAGAAACAATACAGTTTCACCTTTGTTGTATCCGTCCATAATCAAGACTGTTGGGAAAAAATATAATAATGCTTATGTTATGATCGAAATAAATGATATTGGTTCGCAAGTTGCTGATATATTACATACAGATCTAGAATATGAAAATTTAGTCAAGACTAGTTTCATGGGAAGAAAAGGTCAAACCATAACAGAGGGATTCGGGGGAGCAAAACAAAATCATCTTGGATTGAAGACATCGGTTTCTACCAAGAAGGTGGGTTGTGCTGTTATGAAAAATTTAATCGAAGAGGACAAATTAATAGTTGAAGATTTTGATATCATCAACGAATTGACCACTTTTGTTGCAAAGAAAAACAGTTACGAAGCAGATGACGGACATAATGACGATTTAGTTACTTGTCTTTCTATTTTTTCTTGGTGCACTAGACAAGAATTTTTTAAAAATTTAACAGATATGGATGTTCGTCTGGCAATGTATCAACGACAAATAGAAAAAATAGAAGATGATATGCTTCCATTTGGTTATTACGATGATGGTCTTGAGGAGCAACCAATCGAAAAAGAAGAAGATCAATGGACAGGAGATAGTGAAGATCGCTGGTTAATAACAGATAAAAAAGACATGAAAAACTGGTTTAAGATAAATAAATTAAGTAAACTATATGATGATCGACATATCCTTTAAACTATGAACTGAAAAATATTAAATTACTATATATCTTAAGGTAAACATTTAAAGGAGAGAATAATGGCAAGACCAAATGTTACATTTAAACTCAATGACAAATCACTAGTCGGCCCAGCAGGGGAATCACCAAATTTAAAAATGATTGGAGCAATGCTTTCAACTGATTCGTTTTCGAAAGCATTAGCAAGAGCAGGAGAAACAGCAGATGGCGTGATGTTTATTCCAAACATCAATGATCTATATGCTCGTCTTTCAAGCATGGTCACCAGATTCTCTGGTGGTGCTACATTCATGGCAGGCGTTACTCTTTACAGTGTTGGTTCATGTGCTTCTAGTTACATCAATGGAACTTATGATGGAATTGCATTTGCTGGTGGATCAGTAGGTCCAGTGGGTGGTTCTGGTGGTGGAGGATATCGCGGTGGCAGAACTGCATTCAAGGAAGAATTCTGGGCAATGAATAACTTCCTTCAATATGGTGCTCCTCTTTATGTTGGTTTTGGAGGCACGGCAGCTGTTGATGGAACTGAAGGAGCTTCTGGATTTGAAGCACTCGCAGATTTCACTCTGTTTGATGTAATTTTCCAAGGAATTTCTTCTGATGCTGGTGTTGCAAATGTAGTTAGTGTTGTTGAAGCAAAGAAAGCACAAGATCTTCCAGTATTTGGTGTTCTAAATGTTCCATCAAATTGCTTTGGATCTGGTGCAATCTCATCATCAACAACTTTAACTAGCGCACCTGGACAAACATTTGATGATTTCCACTACTGCCAAGTATTTGGTGAGAAAATTCACCTTGGTGCAAATAATTCAGAC